TTTTTTTAGGTATATCTGTCCACTCGACAGAAATTGGATCATCTACATTATTAACATTAAATGTAGGATTAGTGTTGCAAAATGTATGATTTGACTTGCTAATAGGCATAATATTACATTATAACTGATTAATAATAAAATTTTCAATTTTTTTATTAATTTATTGTAAAAACTCTTCATTCACATTAGGTAATTGGAGAATAAAAATTTGAGGGGATATCTTGAGATATTTGTGATTTGAGTTCTTTAGGTAATAGTGTTTGGAGATCTTTAGGTATTTGTGATTGGAGTTCTTTAGGTATTTGTGTAGGTATATTTTTAGGTATTTGTGATTTGAGTTCTTTAGGTAATTGAGCATATACTTGTCCTTGTAAATCATCTGTAGTTGAATCTGTAGTCATATTTGATTTAAATTTATTTTTTAATGCATCAACAAATTGTTTAGAAATAAAGGATGGTTCTACAGGTATAAATTTTACAGCAATTCTAGTAAAAAATAAATATTCAACAAAACCAACTAAAGTGAATAAAACAAAGTTTTCAAAAATGATTTCTTTTATATTTAAATGAGAATCACAATTATATTTTAATACTAATATTAAAACAATGAAAAATATCCATAACAAAGTATTAATAATTACAATTAAACGAATTAGATCATCATTGTGTGTTCTTACAGTAGGTTCTTGTTTTTTAAACATTTTATGTAATTTATCAAGTGGTAATAATTTAGAAGTATATTCAAAAGATGGATCTTTTTTCATTGTTTCAGTATTTTTTTCCATTATTTCTTTTAAGAGATGACCAACTTCGCCATTAAATGCATCAGATGATAATTTACTAATTAAATAAATAAATAATATTGTTAAAAAAGAAAGTAATAAAATAAAATGCATAAATAAGTTAACATTAAAATCTATATCGGTTATTCTTTGTTTTGCTTCTTTTAATACAAAAGTTGTTGGATTAAACATATATAATAGTAATTATAAAAAAAATTTATATTTAAAATTAAATTATTTTTTGTAGTTTTAATTATATAAACATAAAATGTCACAAATATCTGAACTTTTAAGAGGATTCCCATCAAAAGAATTAATAGCAGAAACTGTTCCCAGTGTACCTAAATTAGCAGTAAATGTAATTTTATCTATAGCTCTAGTAACAACTTTTATAGGTATATTTTTCTTTACTTATGCAAAAAATGTTGAAAGAAAGATTGTTGTTAAAAATGTTAATTATTTAGTAGATAGTATTGGAGATTCAGTTATTCCATTATTACCTGGTAAAATAAATCAACAAGCATATGATAATTTAAATAATTTTCAATTACCTGATATGAAAGGTGCAGATAAAGATGCTGCCGACCAAAATAAAAAATTATTAACAAAAGCTGGTAAAGTAATTGGTACTTTATTTGTTGTATGTATAGCTGTTAGTTATTTTATTTGTAAAAAATATAACTTAGATTTCAGTGAATTGTTAATTACTAATTTATTTTTATTATTAGCTATTGCATTTACTGAATATATATTTTTGAATTATATAATATTTGATTATATTTCTGTTGATCCTAATCATATAAAAGCTATTGTAATTGAAACACTTAAACATAAATAAAATAATATCCGTTTAAAAATAAATTCATATTTACTTTTACACATATATACTTTATGAATATATATAAATTTTTTATTAGTCCTTCAGATAAAAATCATTTTGATCTATACACCTTCGGTTATAGTCATTTTGACCTATACACCTTCGGTTACAAATACATTACCAGTTTATATTTTTTAGATTTAATGTTTGAAGTTTTTTTGATTAAAGTATTAATTTTTTATTTTAAAAATAATAATTATGTATACACTAGTTTTGTTTTTGGAAGTTTTTTACCTTTCTTTCTTCATAAAATAATATCTAATAAAAATATTTTAGAATTTGAAAGTCCTACTTGGAATAATTTATTTAATGGATTTTTAGATTTTGTAAATTTAATTAGTATTTCAACAAATTTTAAAAATTATAGTTTTAGTAATTATATACCATTAACAACTTTATTTACTTTAATTATTAGTATGACATTTTATAATCATAAAAAAAATACTTGTTCAAATAATTCAATATTTTTAAAATATTTTGGATTTTTTTGTATATTCATTGGTTTATCTTTTTTAATCGTATTATCTTTAATAAATTATGTGAATTTAATTATTTTTTCATTTGGGGGTGTATTTTATTGGTCTAGTAATTATTTTATAGAAAGATACGTCAAAATAGATATGAATTATTATTGGTCAAAAACAATTTCTGGTATTTTAAATTTATCAGTACCGTTAATATATTCATCAAAAATAGAAATATATTCAATTTCTTATTTTTTAGTAATTATTTTTTTATTATCAATAGCAGAAAATTTTTATTATTTAATAACAGTGAATATTATAAAACAATCCAATAATAATAATATTGTTATTAATTATATAGATTTAACTAAAAGATTTTCATCTTTAATTATTAGTATAATATTAAATAGTGATAATTATAATAATATTATTTATGTAATTTGTTTTATATTATTGGGTAATTATTTTACGATTAAGAAAGAAGAAATTATTGATGATAAAGAAATAGAAGTAATCATTCAATCTAATCCATAAATTGGATTTTCTTTAATTAAGTCTCTTTTATTAATAAAATCAATATATGAATTTTTATATTCATTTAATATATTAAAATTTATATTACTCCAATATTCTAAAACACTTTCATTTTTTACATAATTTGTATCCAATTTTTTAATATAATAATTTAATTCCGATAAAGATAATATCCCTTCTTGAAATTTATCAATTTGTCCTATATCAGTTAAACTTCTTTTGAAATAAATATAAAATCTAGATTGAGAATCTTCATCTTTCCATTCAATTAATTTATTTAAATCTTCAAGTAAAAAAGAATTATTATAAATTATAGCATTCGCATAATCTTTCATATTACGATTGAATTTTTTATTAAAATATTCTAGATGTGATTCAGTTAAATCTTCAATAAAAGTTGCAATATTGTTAACATAATTTTCAAAATATTTTTCATCCATTAATAAATGTTCCCAATAAACATAAAATCTTTGACATTTATCTTCTTTATTAAAAATTAATTCATTTGCCATTCTTAATTTTTCTGATAATATTCCAGTATATTTATCTATTTTATTTTTTTCAAAAAGTTCAATAGATATATATTCATTATCATTTATATATATTTTATTATTCATTTTAAAATATGGTTCATATGTATATTCAATTTTAAATATAGATTCGTCTAAAAATCCTAATTCATCAAATAATTTATTAAGAAATTTATGTTTTTTATTTATAGTCATTAATTGATTAACAAATTTATAATGAAAATATGTTTGTTTTTTAATATTTATTGGTGGCATATCAATACTATTTTTTAAAATGAGTTGATACGAGTCGCTTTCTTCTATATATTTAAATGTAATTTTAAATCCTATTTCTTCAAAAAAGAAAATGTTATTATAGGATATTTTTTTTGAAAAGAGTTTTTCAATTAAATCTTTATTTGTGTTATTTCTTAAAAAAAGACTTAATTCTTTCAAAATATCTTTTTTTAGATTATATCCAATCTGTTTGATATGTTGAAATTTACAATACCTAAAAACAATGTCTTTTGGATGCATTATATTATTATAATAGATTTCCTTAAAACATAATATTTATTATATTCAATTTCTTTATTTGAAAATAAAAAAATTGAATATAATTTGGTTTACTGTATCATAATTCTAAGTATGTCTCAAACAACACAATATTTTGATATTCTTCTAGGAATCACAATTCCCCAAATCCTTATTATTAAGGAAAATACACAAAAGACCATTTCTTGTACTTGGCAAACTATTTTTGATCATATTAATTCTAAGCATTGGCATACTGAGGGGAACAAGATTTGTCCCCATTCAGAGAGTCTTTACGACCATCTTTTGAGTGTTGGTAATATTTCTTATTCTCATGCTAAGAATATTGGTTACAATGAACACGATTGTATCAAGGCATTTTTGACAGGGCTTCTTCACGATATCGGTAAGCCTGGTACGATGACTTTTATGGGTAAGTATGTTGCCTTTAAGGGCCACGGTTTGAATGGTGGTGCAATGATTGAAAACTTTTGGTCCTCTGAGATTGAAGATAAGCTCGGTATGACTTCTTCAGATTGGGGTGACATTTCTACTTGTGCTGATGTGCATATGTGTGGTTATTTTCCTAGTCAGAAGACAGATGATCATAAGTTTTCTCTAAATATTCTTCCTTCTTCGGTGAAGAGTATGTTGATTCCTCTTCGTCGTGGTGATCAACTTGGACTTGTTCCCTATCCCGATGGTACTCCTATTCAAACTATACTTGATGAACTTGATTCTTCTGAAGAGAATTTCGTTAACTGTTTGATGCAGGATATGGATATCAGTGATTACATCTCGTCAACAAATAAGACGAAGGGAATCTTGATTCAAGTTCAGGGTGGCTCTGCCGATGGTAAGACAACTTTTGCAAACAAGTTGAAGAATTATTTTGGTGACAAGGCTGTATACCTGAATCGTGATTTTTTCATGGTGAATCGTTCACGACATGAAATGCGTCTTCCTCCGATAACTATGGAGGAGATTACACCTAACATTTACACTGCAGCTTATGATGCATATATTGCTTCAGATAAGAAGTGGGCATCACTTATTAACAAGGACATTTTTAATGGTGTTCTGGTTGGTTTGCATTCTGGAAAGATTGTAATCACTGATTCAATGATTACAATGTTCGATAAGGCTGTTACTACTGTAATTCCAGACATTGCTCTTTCAGCATACAAGATTAATTTCTGGTTGCATCGTAATATTGAAGTTACTGTTTCTGAAACTGAGAACCGTCTTGGTATGGATCTTGATACTCAGCTAAAGGCTCATGGTAATATTGATATTTATACTCCACTCCGTGAGGGTATTAACTGGAATAATCTGATTTCTTGTACTGAAAAGTCAGATATGACAGGTCAGCTCCCTTACCAGGCACATCTTTCTATTTCAGTTGGATGGACAGGTATTAAGGAACATATTATTAGTCATCTTTGTAATAAGATTACTGATATTTATAATTGTGGTGTTACGTTGTTTCCTCGTATGCCATCAATTGAAGAAACAATGAATATGACTTTAGTTGACCTACTACATTTGCTTCGTGAGAGGCAAGTTATTAATATTTTCCTCGAGACCTACGATTATCGTGTTTTGAAGAATTCGTCAAGTAATCCAAATATTATTGGAATCCAGTATGTAGATGGTATTAACCAGATTTGGCGTCCAAAGTGGGCTCGTGAAGCTCGTGGACGTTTTTACGATATCAGTGGTCCAACTATTATTGAGATGAAGAGTGGTCTGAGTCGCGGTATTGAAATCTTAACTATTGCACACACTGAAAATGATGTGTCAGAGACTTCGGACCTTGATACAAAGTCATATGAGCACTTGGATGATGTTCAGCAAATGCTAATGAAGAAGTTCAGTGGAACTAATCCTCTTGATACTTGGATTACTGCAAAGGTTGATGGTAGTCTTGCAATGATTAACATTTATCCCCCACAGAGTCCTCAGTATGCTATTATGTGTGAGACTATTGAACAGTATGGTGACGAGTTTGCAAAGAAGCTATATTATTACTGTCGAGACAATGCAGCACCTATTATTACTGTTTCTTCAAAGGGAACTCTTCTAATGGGTTTTGATATGCAGGACTATTTTCAGACAGCTCTTCAGCCTTTGATTCCTTGCTACCAGAATTGGGATGAGGCAATTCCATATTTTGTTAGTTTGGTTATGGATTACTATGGTGAACTTGTAACTATGTTTAAGGATAATTCAAAGTTTAATCCTCATGGTTATATCACCCTAACTTTTGAAGCATATTGTAAGAATCGTACTACTTATACTGGCCACCTTCACACAGAGCTTGCCGTAAGTTATAATGAGAATGGTATGAATCTCCTTGGTATGCTTCATAACAATCATTATTTTCCTCACTTTGACCTTCCTAAGAAGGTGTTCAAGCAACCTTTTGCAAAGCTAGTGCATAGTACCAAGGAGGTATTTGATATTATGAATAAGCTTGACAAGATGGTTTGTGGTGAGATTTCTAAGGAAGATTTCTTGTCTAATTTTATTATTGGTGATATGGATTCTAATCTAGTTCATCCTGAGGGATTTGTTATTCTAACACCATTGGAAGATGGAACTTATGATTATGCAAAGATTAAGACAAATATGTACTACAAGTGTCATAAGGTTCGTGAGCGGTATATTCCTTATTTGCGTAGTCTACCTGTAGCTTCTCACATTCATTACCCTATTGTTAAGGGATTGATTGAGTACTTTGATAATATGAAGCCCAACCTTGAAAACTTGCTAAAGGAATCTTTTTTATTGCTTTCAAATGAGATTGGGAACACAACACCTTCTTACAATGCAATCAAGAAGAATAAGGGTGCTCTATCTCGTTTTGATAATTATCTTACAAACCCTACTGATAAGGATAAGGATATTATTTGTAAGATGTTGTTGAACTCTATCGAGACTCGACAGATTATTAACGAAAAAATAATAACAATTACAAAGACTTTCTTCGAGGTTCGTGATGAAAAGAAGGAAGATTTTATACTATTTACCAAGAAGCTGATTATGACTGTAGCTCCTTGGAATAATGGATGGGAAGATATTCTCAAGAAGCTTATTGAGACTGGTGGTGATCCTATTGACCGTTTGTACGGGCTGGTCATTAATTAATTTATTAACTCAAAAAAAAATTGAGAATAATTTTCATTTACATTAATCATTATTTGATATGACACGTAAACATAAGTCAAAGAATATTCAAAAAAAGGATGAATTACATATTAATGTTTCAGCTTTGGAAGAAGTTTTTATTAATGCATCAGATTTAGAAGCATTAATATTAAAACAAAATAGTAAAGTAAAAGAAGATTATGATTTTACTGTATTTCCTTATCCTATGACTAATGAATTTATTAGAGAGATGATGAAGAAAGATTATCCAAAAATGCCAGAATATAAATTGAATAGATTAATGAAAGAATATGAGATAATGGATAAATCAGATTGGGTAGAAGGGGAAATATTATTTCCTAATCTAAGGAATTTACCAAAAGATTTTTGGACTTTTAATAATTGTCTTTTTCCAATGACTAATGATTATATTCAAAATATAATTACAGAATATTATCCAGAACTTCCGCAATATAAAGTAAATCGTTTGATAAGAGAATTAGATAAGATTGATAAATCAAAATGGTCATATGGAGAAATTGTTTTTCCCACAGATGATAATTTACCAAAAGATTTTTGGAATTGTTCAAAAAGTTAATTTTTATATAGTTTATATAAAAATTGAATTAAAAACTAATTAGTTATTTTATTATTTATACAATGTGTGGTATTTGGTCTTTCATAAATTTATGTCGGAAAAACAACATTTCTTCAGAAGTGTTATCTCAATTATTTCAGGATTTCTGGAATGTAAAGAAAAGAGGTCCCGATTATTCCTCTTTACAATGTATTAGTCCATTTGATTCCGACGTACATAGTAATGTTTGGATTGGATTTCATCGTTTAGCAATTGTAGACCCATCGTTTACAAGTAATCAACCTTTTGTATTTAAACAAGAAGATAAGACGATTGTATTTATTTGCAATGGTGAAATCTATAATTTTAAGGAATTAATTGAAGAGTTTGACCTTAAATCAACAAAAACAAGTGATTGTATGACAATCCCTGAATTATATATCAAATATCCTGAATCTTTCTTGAAACTATTTGATCGTAAAATTAAAGGTGAGTTTTCTTTTGTGATGTATGAATTTGATAAATTAAATGCTTTGCAAAAAGTTATTGTAGGAAGAGATCAAATTGGCATTCGTCCTTTCTATTATCATCCAGCTAACAAATCATCAAAAACAATGATGTTTTCTTCAGAAATTAAAGGAACTAATAAATACGATGGAGAAATTTTTGAGTTTCCTCCTGGTACAATTGTTACATATACTATTGGTACAGAGGGTTTAATTGAAGATGTATCATCTTACTGTTTTAAATGGGTATATGATGTTCAACAAACATTAGAACCTATTGAATCAGACTTATTAATTAATGTAAGAAATAGTGTTATTGAAGCAGTTAAAAGACGTCTACACGCTGATAGACCTATTGCATTTCTATTATCTGGTGGTGTTGATTCTAGTTTAGTTGCAGGAATAGCAGCAAAAGAGTTGGGTATTCCTATTAACACTTTTTGTTGTGGTATGAGTGAAGGTACTGATTTAATTTTTGCTAGAAAGGTAGCTAAACATATAGGAAGTAATCATACTGAGGTATTCTTCACACAAGAAGAAGCATTATCAGCAATTACAGATGTAATTTGGACAATTGAATCTTGGGATACAACTACTGTAAGAGCTTCAGTTGGTCAATATATTGTTTCTAAACATATTGGTACAAAAACAGAAGCAAAAGTTGTTTTGGTAGGAGAAGGTCCAGATGAATTATGCAGTTCTTATTTGTTCAATTGGTCTGCACCATCTGGACTTGATTTACATAAGGCTGCTAAAGAATATGTAGATAAGATTCATTATTTTGACAGTAAACGCGGTGACCGTTGTTTAGCAAGATGGGGATTAGAGGGACGTGTTCCTCTTCTTGACCCTGAATTTATAGAAGCTTATTGGAAAATTCCAGCGGATTGGAGAATGCCCGTTTATAAGAAAATGGAAAAATGGTGGTTGAGAGAAGCATTTGCTGGAACCGATACAATTCCAGACGAGGTACTGTGGAGGAAAAAGGAAGCATTTTCTGATGGAATATCGTCAACAAAAAAATCTTGGTTTCAAATCATACAGGAATATATTGATGATAAAGTTACCGATGAAGAATTATCATCAGCGTCAACAAAATATCCTTATAATACACCAAAGACTAAGGAAGCTTATTATTATAGAAAAATATTCTGTGAAAAGTTTGGAGAACAACGTCAACGCGTAATTCCACATTATTGGCAACCTAAATGGGGAGCTGATGGTAAAGAAATAACGGAATATATTGACCCATCAGCAAGAGTATTAAAAGTATATGAAACTAGTTAATTTATAAAAAAATTTAAAAATATTATCTATAAAAGATTAATATGATTAATATGATTAATAATAATTTTTTCAATGAACGATTTATAAATTCAGAATCAAAAGCTGATCCAAATTTACAATCAAATTATGTAATGGGTGAAAGTTTAAAAGAAACAGTTATAATAGGTTCAACTATCATAAATGATTTTAAATATAATTTAGCTGGTGATTTTAATATTAAAAATAAATATAAATTAGGTGATGTTGTAAAATTTAAAGATTCATATTATTTAAATTTATTTAGAGGTAATCCTGTTATTCAAACATTACCTAATAATCCATTACAATGGAAGAAAGTTAAAATAGATTTTAATATTTTGGAACAAACACAAGCGGATAATAATAAAAGTATAAAAGATAATAAAATAATAAAAGGAGGTTATCAAATGAAATTAAGAATAGAAAAATTATTATTAAAAGATTTAATAAATTGTAATAAATTACAAAATTATTATAAAACAAATAATAAATATATATCATTAGCAACTAATACTCCTGATAAATTTCCATTAGATAATATAGTTAAAATTAATTTAAAAACAAAAACTAAAAAAATGAAAGAATTATTTGTTAATTCAGAAGACGAAGATGATGATGATGATGATGACGACGATGATGATGATAAAAAGAAAACTAGTAAGAAAAAATCTAAAAAAAAAAATAAAAAAGGTTCATCTAAAACCAATAAAAAAGATTCATCTAAAACTGATAAAAAAGATTTGCCTAAACAAGATTCGTCTAAAACCAATAAACAAGATTCGTCTAAAACCAATAAACAAGATTCGTCTAAACAAGATTCATCTAAAATCAATAAACAAGAATCGTCTAAAACTGATAAAAAAAATTTATCTAAACAAGAATCATCTAAAACCAACAAACAAAATTCATCTAAAACCAATAAACAAAAATCAATGAAAGGTTCTAAGAAGAGTAAAAAAAATGATGAAGATGATGACGATGATGATGACGACGATGACGATGATAATAAAGATAAAAAGAAAAGTAAAAGTAAACAAGAATCATCTAAAAGTAATAAAAAACGTTCAAAATCTCCTAAAAGAGTATCATTTGGAGAATCTGTAACAATGTGTGTTCCAATACAATATAATCATTTTCAATTTTTTATGAATAAATTATTTCCAGCTTTAATTTATAAAGGACAAACTTTTACAGTAGGTAAAATAAATATAAGCCCAATATTAAAAGGACATTATGATGATAAAATGAAATACTTTATAGGGGATGTAATAAAATATACTGAAAAAGATAAAACAGGATATTTTATTAATAAAATAGTAAAAAACAATAAAAGTAATAAAGCAGATAGTTTATTAAAAATTGTAGAATATTCATTGGGACAACGTCCAAATTTTAATTTAATGGAACATTCTTGGCAATTAGTGAATTATTTAGATAAAAAAATAGTCTTTACTAGTGATGATTTATATGAATATAAATTACCTTCTAAAATTAATATTGGTTCAATTGTTTCTGATATACGTTACCCAACTAAAGTAGTTGCTAAATTACGTGAATATAATTCTTTTGCAAAATTTCAATTTGGTGATATGATATTTGGAAATAAAAATAAATATTTCATTAGTTTATTAAAAAAACCTAATTATCAAGAAGAACCTAAATATAATAAAAAAAATAAAAATTTGGCTAAGGAATTATTAGAAAAAGGATGGGGAATTATTAAAGTTAAAATTACAGAAATATATTTAAATCCAGATAAGATTCCTTCTGCTTTCAAAGTAGCTGATAAAGTAACATATTTGACAAAAAAAGATAGAGATCATATGTCATATACTACTAGTTTTAATGGTATATTTGATAAAAATAAATCTTATTCTCTAGGTCAAATTGTTGTATATAATAATAATTTTTATATAAATTTATATTTTTCCAAGTCAAAATCAAGTAAGAAATCAAGTAAAGAATCAAGTAAAGATTCAAGTAAGAAATCAAATAAAGATTCAAGTAAGAAATCAAATAAAGATTCAAGTAATAAATCAAATAATAAATCAAATAATAAATCAAATAATAAATCAAGTAATAAAACCGAAGTTAAGGTAGACATAAATGTAACACCAGATAAAAATA